CTTCGGAATTTGCATTATTAGCGATTGTTTCTGCTACATCTGATTGAACATCGATGGTTTCACCTTCGAAATCAGGGGTGAGCTCGCCGTTATTATCACGAATGACGGATCCATCTACAGAGATTGCATTAGCCATGTTCTGCATTTCTACTGATAGAATGCCATATTTACTTAACAAACGTTTGAGTACCGTTTTGATAGCCATTGCGTCAAAGTCAGTTTTCCAAAGGCCAAAACCCTTTTTGTATGTTTGAGAATACTTTATAGCGTGTGCTTCAGCGTCTTCTTTAGACATATATAAATACTTTTCAAAACCATTAATTAGTTTGAAATAAGCGATGTAGCCAACTACATTATCACCAGTTCGCTCACCCAATTCGAATTCGCCTGTAAGTTTATTATGGTGTTTAATTTCGCCTTCGTAGATTTCACTAGCATTAATGGTCTTATATTGACCTGTGCGCATGGCCAACTGGATATACCCTTTGTAACCCATTTGAAATTGAGCTTCATTAATTTTCTTTTTGCTGTTGTAGAAAGGAACAATATAAGCAAACCCCAAATTTTGATTGATTGGAAGATCCAAAGTGGCTGCCATAACACCTGCAGTAATAACTGTAGTAGGGTCAGCTTTTGATAAAAGTTCATTATTATTAGATACAGAAATCAAGCTGGACACAAAGGCCGCTGATTTTTTACCCAAGATTTCATTAAAACGTTTCTTTACAGACTCACTAGACACCATAGTTTTAAGCGATGGTGTTTGAGTTTGTGCTTTTGTTACTTCACCCATTATGTACCTCCTATGCCACGTTTTCGCATACAGCGTGGATATCTAATTTAGATAAAATATTATGAATTTCTAAACGACCCTTTTGAGTCCACTTAGTTGTGATTTTAGAGTCTAAGCGACCATCACTTCTGCAGAATGTAAAGGTTTCTGATTTAGTAAAACCTTTAGCCATATGTTGCTTGTACAGAATCCATTGATCACCGACCTTACGTTGTAGACCAGCTTCATGCAAAATTTTATTTAACTCTTGAGCACTAAGGCCATAGTCAGCTGCAATTTGAGTAATCGCTAAACAGGATTTACTTGAGAGAATTTTATCCACGTAATCCTTAACCGGTTTAAACTCCGCAATCTGCTGTTCTTGTTGTGCTACAATTGCTTTCGTTGCATTGTGTAACTCAACTTCATTAGCATAGGCTCTTAAAGCTTCAGGCAATGACTTGGGAATATTCATGCTATACGCACCAGTCTTACGAATTTGTGGGATTACTTCCGACGTAACCCATCGTTTAAATTGTTTCGCCGTTGGTAGTTTACTGGATAGTACCAGGGAATAAAGTCCGCTTTCATTAATTAAAATCGTTTCTTTATTTTGATTACCATCAAACACCATTGTCTTTGTTCTATCTTCTTCATCAGTATGTCGGTTTACATCTCGACTACCGTTTTGGTACCCGAGAGTATCAGCGACGTCCTTTGCAACAAACCATAATTCATTATCTTTTTCTAAAATACGAACTTGGCCAAATGTATCGTTCTTAAAAATCTGTAAATCATTCATATCTACACCTCCTCAACAGTTAATTGCGGTTTCGATTCATCAACGATCAACTTAATCGTTTGACTATTAACTGGAACGAATTCAGTTACTGCTTCTGCATTATCGATGAATACCGGAGCATTTACTTTGTAATAACTTGTTAGTGCATTAATGATATCTAACCCTACATTAATACGTGCTGCATTATTCATACTGCGGTATGGTACCCCCTTATAGGTAGTTTCGCAGCACTCCTCAATGTTTCCGTTGATCATGACATTAAACATCTTGAATCGCGCTAACTTGAATCTCGAGTTAATGACATCTTCTAGCATATTAACCTTTGCTTTAATGAATTCATCCATTAAGAAGGACGCTTCATCAAGTGCGTTCTTTTCTGCTACTAATTTTTGTTGTTGGTTTTCTAATTCAAGGATTCGATGATTAATATCATCAATAAGCTTAAATTTATTTAACTCAGTTTCGAGGGCTGCTTTTTTAGACTTCATAGAGCTCAACTCTTCGTCAAGTTTAGTAAGTTCTTCAGTATCAGCTCCTGGTTCATCGTCAATTTCTAGTAAAAATAATTGAGCCTTCAAATCAGCATAGACTGGATCATCTTTAAGATTAGGCTCAGAGTATGCCTCATATTCTTTAAATTTAACATTGTAAGCATCATTATATTGAGATGCCTCAGTAGTTAAACTATCAATCTTTGATGCCATAATTTCTTGTTGCTCTTCATAGTTTGCTTTAAGCTTTACTGCACTTTCAATAAGCCCTTTCCACTCCTCAAGCTTCTTAGATTTATTGGCGTTAAACTCTGCCTCGAGAATCTCTTGCTTATCCGCGGGTAGTGCTTGGCCACAAGTAGGGCAAGATTCTTTATTGAATTGTTGTGCGTTAAACGTATCAAATTCAGATTGTAAGGTTACAATGCGTTTAGACTCACGTTCAATTTCTTTATTGAGCTCATCTCGTCTATCAGCACATCTATCTCTGTCTACTTCTACCATTTTTAGTTTGGTTAAAGAGGCTTCATATTCACCACGTAGATGTTGTTTTTGTTTGTGATAGTCGGATAGTACTTTATGGCTTTGAGCCTCTATCTGACGGTTAATGTCACGGATTTTAGATTCCTTTTCAGTAGAACTAAACCCGTTTTGAATAATTGCCTTTTGCTTTTCAACTTCATCTATACCAGCGGATAAGGTTTCAATATCACGAATGAGTTTTGCTTTATCAGATGAAATTTCAGGTTTATTACGCATAGCTTCATCAATGCGAACTGGAATCATATCCAGCTCTTTATTTATGGCGGTCTTCTTAGCTGCGACCACCTTACGATGATCATCTACTGTTCTCCCCTCTAACAGTTCAGCCAATCGTCTTAATTCATCATGGCTTGCGATAACATCTTCGTCTGAGATATCCCCGCACATTTCCAAAAGTAACTTGCGACGATTTTGCCAGGAGTACGTTTCGTTAAAATACAATGGATTTGTAATTAATTTGAAGATGCTTTCATCGACAAGAGAACTAACCATTTCTTTGTATTCTTTTTCTTTTTTAGGAACACCATCAACAAAATAATCTGTCGTGTGTCCTGTCATAGTTACTTCACCACCACGAGGGGATGAATACTTTTCACGATACACACGTTTGAGTTCTACTGTGCCACCTTCATCTAAAGTAAAGGTACCTGTTACTTCATGATTGACTTTATGAATGGGTTCTCCTCCATCCAATGTTTTGATTTCAAAGTCAGCCCTATCTAGGCTATCTTTGCCAAATAGTAACCAGCACACAGAGTCAAATACAGTTGTTTTACCAGTAGCATTATCGCCACGGATTACGACATCGCCATTAAGATTTATGGTAAAGGACTTTAGCCCTTTAAAATTTAGTAATTCTAATTTTGTGAGTTTCATAGTGATCTCCTATACAACAGTGGCATCCACATCGATGGTATGCGGTTCAATCTTTAATTGATTGGCCCATTGCATGACCGTCGAATTAATATGAGCATTCTTTTTAAGCATTTCATTAGCAAAGAGCTTAGCCTGTACTAAGTCAAATATTTGACGACCTTTCTTCTTACCCTTATTGGCCAATTCTAGGCATGCAACTGGCTTCATAGCATCATCAGTAACTAGCACTATTGCCGTAGTTCCTTTCATGACTCTATCTCGGTATGAGCCAACACAATTTTTTAACCGTTTACCAGCAGTCATTAAATCTGCTGCAGTTCTTGGGACCATAAAATGCATTCCGTTTACATCCGCTTGTAATTGAGGAACCTCCGGAAGCATTACGTCGCCGTACTCTTGCCTATTGAAGATTTTGATAACTTCATCATGAAAGTTCTTCAGTTTGAATCGTTTTGTCCATAATACATCTTGGTATTTTGCATCGAGTTTTGTGTACATATCTACACAATCTTCGATATCACGAATGTCTTCGGATAACATCCAGCGCAATACCGCTGGCTCACCACATCGCTTAATTAGCTCCTGCCACATGTCCTTAGAGCGAGGTATATTTAGCTTCATCGCCTTACGAAAATCATTAGCGTTATGAAGCTTGCCTGTATATGGGCAAGCACTTTCATAGCTTCGTTGTAGTGTGAGGATAGTACGTCTACAATTTTCATCACTGAAGAGATTTAGAACATCAGACATATATACGCTTAATGGATCATTAACCATACACTTCCGCAAGGCTCTACTATTGGGAGCCTTATATGATTGTCTAAGTGCTTCTTGAAAATTCATACCTTTTCTTGTAGCCGCCAATACATCGTCTTCAAACGGAATATTTGTATATCGATATAAGCAGTAAGCATTAGTCCAATACACATATTGTTTCATTAAGCTAACAATGCTAGGCATATCCGGTGCCGATAATTTTAAAATCATATTAAGTAGCATCGTAAAATGATAGCCGTTGTCTTCAGTAGCACCAGGAGCTACATATACATCCTTTGTGCCATACCCATATGTTTCCTTTAATCGTTTTTCAAACATAGACCTTAATGCTTTGAATGTTTTGTTTAAAAATTTTCTGTTAAAGTCTGTCATTGCGTATGAATCACCAAAGAATTTAAGTACAGGCATAATCTCATTTTCACGAATGTAATCAACAGTCAATTCATAACGGATTCTAAATCTATCAATGAAGATAGCCTTGCGTTTCTTAAAGTCGAATCGCAACGTTTCCGTACACATTCCGTGGTCGTTTTTTCTACCGTCAAAGAAAAGCTGTATGCCTTGGTATCTAATTTTTAAATCTAAGAAGTGTTTGTAATTAATAACCTCCACATAAGCGGTCACAGGATATACTTTCTCATCACTAATGGAATAGTAAATTTTATGATCACAAGGATTGGAAGATGTTTGGCAGTTTGGGCAGGTGTAGTATTTGGCACCGGTAACATATCCATTATGATATGAATATTTACGTTGCCAGCTACCCCCAAACGTAAACCCACAGTCGATATGGTGGACAGTTGTGTATTCTTTTCCATAAGGAGCCTCTAGAATTACGCTATCGAACATTTTGTGAATATAGGTACTGGATACAATCTCCACAGTGAATACCCCCTTTTAGTCGCCGAACATAGCGAATAAGTCCGCATCTTCTTCTGGCACAGGGGCAATCACTTCTTCAGCCTCTTTAACAACAGGTACAGGAGGCTCGCTTGATTTGGCCTTACGCTTACGTTTAGGTTTTTCTTCTTTAGGAGTGTCTTCAGATTTTTCTTTAGGTGTAGCTGTCTTAGGGGGCTCTACTACATCCAATGCTTTTACAATCGCATTGGATGCTTTCATAACTCCTTCTGTGTAAGCAATACCAGCTTGGTATTCTTCAGCGTTGCTAGGGTCCATTTCAACGGCCTTATGTAATATGTCTAGCGACTTCTTGCATATATCTGCTTGGCTTTTGAATTGTTGTTTAGACATATTTAAGCCTCCTCTGCCATAATGGATTTCAAATCGGTGATAAGATCATCTGTCAAAGAGTCACTAGATGGACGAGTAACACCATGCTTGCTAAAAATTGCAAGTGCTTTTTTTGCTTTTACCCCATCTTCGCCCATCCATTCACGGAATTCCTTATAAAAGGCTCTTTTATCTACAGGTTCAGCAGTTACATCTAATGCTGCATCCTGTTCCGGTGTTTCTGTTGTAGTTGATTCGTCAGTCGGTGTTTCAACAGGAACAGGTTCCGCTACAGGGTCTTCTACCTGTTCAGCCTTTTCTTCTTTTTTATCTGTTACTAACTTACCTTCAAAATCGGTTACAGGAACATCCTTTTGCGCTGGCTCAACTTCAACAGGTTCAGGCTGTTGTTTTGTATCTACTTTTCCTGCAACTTCAGACGCCGCTACTTCAATATCGATAGTCTCGCCAACTGTTACTGTAGGCGCTTCAACATTAGAGCAATTACCGCAGCACTGATGATTTAATCGTTCGTTCCAATCCGCCACTTGCACTGCTAGATCGTCTAACGTATTGAATTTAATAGTTAAGATATTTTGATTTTCCATGATTATTTCTCCTTTAGAATTTAAACAGTAATTCATCATCAACTAAGCGACCTTCTACAATCTTTGGAATGCCAAGTTCACGAAGTCTTTTGATTACACTGCGACTTTTAGATATATAAATAGTATTTCTTTCGATTTGTGTTGCTGTTGGCGTAAATATATAAGCCTCTGTAGATAACGCTGGTGCTACACAAATTGCTTTATTATCAATATCTATCCCAACTCTAAAATACTCAGGTCCATTTAGTTTTCTATATGCA